GGTCCTTTGTCTTGACCGATAGGACCGCCGCAATCAGCGCAGATCACGCCCATTGCTGGATCAGCAGATTTGCATCAGCGCGGAACGTGGCCGCCACTTCGCGGATCAGATCACGGGTGATCTGGGTGTTGGCGCGGCGCAGATCCATCAGTTGGTTGCTGGCACGACCAAAAGCGGCATCGCGCTCAACACGGATCTCCTTGGTGATCTGCTGGCTGCTTTTGCCGGTGTTGCGCGCGGCGCAAGTGCGGCCAAAGTGCACAAGCTCGCCAAGATCAGACTGCATCAGCACTGTGGCTTTCAGGTTGGTGCGCCCGCAGCAGTCGCAAGTGGTGATGCTGTCGTCGGTGCAGATTGCGGTGTAGCCCATGTCTCTTGGTTTGGAGTTCCCATACTGTACACCATCGGCAGCCCTTGGCAACCTTGCTCAGTAAATCCGCACGCCGGTCGTGCGCCCAGCACCTGCGTGCAATGGGTTGAACTCACGCCAGACCAGGTAGCCCAGCGCGTCGTTCATGTGGTCATGGCCGGCATCCTTGTCCGGGTCACCCTTATCGGTGTAGCACTGCAGCTCTAGGCATTCGATCAATCGCTTGCAGCGTTGGTGGATGGTGAGCCTGACCTGGCCCTTACCGTTTTCCAGCAAAGCCTGAACAGCAGCCACGCGATCACGAACGGGAGGATTTGCGCGTGGTGACTGGTTTGACATGCCGTAGGACTCCAGGATCTGGATATCGGTCTGGCTTGCGTTGGTGCTGCGGTTGCCGCCGCTGGCGTCTGGGTAGATGTAGATACGCCGCTGCGGGTAACGCGCTTGGATCTCTTGCGCCAATGCATCGGTGTCATGGGCGCCGCTGATCTCATCAATCAGTAGCAGGCTGCTGCCGGTGCGGACGCCAATCACGGCGGACATGTTGCCAACGTTGAAATCAACGCCAATGCGCAGCGGCTCGCGGTCTAGGTCTGGCAGCTCAGCCACCACATGCTTGTCGCGGCTGAAGCGGTCGTAGATGGTGCCCGTGGTGAGGTTAACGAACTCACCGTCTAGGTACGCCCGCAGCAGGTTTGGGTCGTAATTGGCCTCCAGCCGCTCGATAAAGTCCGGCGGCAGATGCGGGTTGTCTGCTGACCGCATCTTGATCAGCTTGCGATCGGCGCGCCCTTTGGCATCCTCACTGCCGAAGGTGTTCCACATCCAGCGGAAGCCTTCTGGTGTGGATGCAGCGCCAAACTGCCGCACGTTGCCGGACCGCAAGCGGCCAAGGATCTTGGGAAATGCCTTGTTGGCAATGCTGGGCGTCACGGTGTCAATTTCGTCGGCCAGCACCCAGGCAAGGTTCAAGCCGATGATGCGGCTCCAGTTCTCAAAACTGCGACACAGGATCTTGGTATCACCGCCTGGTAGGTGCAGCATGTACTCAGGTAGCGGGCTTGCCCTGAATGTGTAGGGGATCTCATACGCCTCTAGGAAGTTCTCGAAGTCGTTCTGCCAAATGTCGCGGATCAATGGGCCAGTCGGCTCCATCACTGCACCGATGAAGCCCTGATTGGCCGCGGCCAGCATCACCGCCTTAGCGCACAGCGCACGGGTCTTGCCGGCGCCATAACCAGCTGAGATGCCAAGGATCTGCGTGTCGCTGTCGTCTACAAACGCAAGCTGGCCAGGGTGCAGGTCAGCGCGGATGCGTTGCAGCAAATCGCCCGTGTCCTCTTGCGTGGCGACATCCATAAACCCAAGCAGGCTGCCGGGTTGGCAGATGCCGGCGAGCAAGCTCACGCTGGCTCGCTGATGACAGTCTTCACGGTGCCATCAGGCTTGACTGCAATCACCTTGTAAATGCGGGGCTCATTGCCCTTGGGCTCGAGCAGGCGACCTACGGCGGTGGCGGTGGGTTTCATTTGCGACGACGGCGTGGCTTTGGTGGCCGTGTGTTGCCACGGCCTGGCTGAATGTTATTACTTCCTTTTGCAGCCTTGCCTGAACCGGTAAATGCCAACTGGTTAGCGTAGATATCTCGAGCACGAGCCGCTGGCTTGCTGCCACGAGCGGCAGCATCAGCAGCGCGTTGCGCGCGTCGCTGAATCACATCCCTGGCGGCACGGTTGAGAGCTCCACCTGCCCGCATCGAGATCCTGGCAATCGAACCCTTAGCGCCCTCAGTTCCACGGTCGGCAAACGCCCTAGCCTGCCGTCGGGCCATGCTCAGCTGCAAGGCCTGCGCTTCCTTCAGCACTGGAGAAACGTCTCGCCTGAAGTCTTTAATCGGCTGAATGATCCGACGGTTCACCACTCGGCTGAGCTTGGCCGCTTGCCCTTCAGGCGTTTGTGGTTTGTATGAGCGCACAGCATTTGCGCGTAATGCACGCGGATGGCCGGCCTTGCTTTTGCCAAGTCGGCGAATGTTGCTTGCTCCGGTTGAAGGAGCTGCGGCAATGGGCTTTGCTGATGGCTTAGGCTTTGCGCTGATTACGTTTTTTTCGCTGCCAGCAATTCTCTTTGTCTGCGTTGCACGCTTCTTGCCGCTGGCTGTTGCAAGTCGTCCACCGCGCGCTGTCGCACCAGTACTGGAAAACCTACCCCTGTTATCGCGTGCGTAACGGCGTGCCATGGTGCTATCGGCTCATGCGCCAGTCTACGAGATCTCAAACCGCAGCAACTTGGCTTGATCTTCTAGCGCTTTGATTGCAATGCTGAGGTTCCCCTTGGCGCGTGCTTCGCGTTCGTAATCTTGCAAGCGAGCGACAGCAGCAGCTAGCCACTGCGGCCGCTCTAGCTCTGCATCCAACTGCATTAGTTGGCGGGCACGGGACATATAAAGCTCAGCCTGCCGCTCGGACACTTGCCACGTCTCCGCGGCATAGCGAAGAATTTGCGTCCTGCTGTGAGCACGCAACAGGAGATCGTAAACGGTGTTGACCCGTTCGTCGATCTCCGTGTTGGTGCTCTTCTTTGCCACCTATTAGCCCTTAATTTGCACAGGCATTACTAGATAAGTTACACCGTCCACGCCACTAGGTGTCAACACGGCGGGTGTGGTTGCCGTATTGGCGTGCAGCGTGATGGCTTGTGCGGGCTTGAACGCCTTGATGCCGTCTAGCAGGTAGTGGACGTTGAACGCCCATGCGCCATTGGCGGTGCCTTCCACCTTGAGCAACTCCTTGCCATTGTTGGCATCGGCTTCAGCAGTGATGGCGATGGTGCCACCTACTGCCTCGATCTTGACGATGGAGTTGTGCGCATCGGCAATGATGGCGACACGCTCCAAGGCACGGGTCAGGCGGCGACGATCGGCGGTGATGGTGCTTTTGAACTCAGCGGGCACCAGCTTGGCCACGTCTGGGTAGGTGCCATCCATGATGCGGCTGTAGATGGTGATGCCGTCACCTGCGTCAATCACGGCCTGCCCTTTGGCAACGGCGATGGTAACCACGCGATCCTGCAGCAGGCGCATGGTGCTGGCGGGCAGCACGAGGTCTAGGCCATCTGGCAGGTCAATGGCGTAACGCATCAGGCGATGCCCGTCAGTGGACTCCATGTGACCGCTGCCGAGGTGGATGCCTTGCAGCATCTGCTTGCTGGCGTCGGTGCTGGCAGCTGCCATACAGGCGCGGATGCCGGCGGATAGGTGCAGTTCGCTCGTAGCAGCGTCCACAACCGGCAGCGCGGGGTAATCCGCCGCATCAGCAGCTGCAAGCCCGTAGGAGCCCGCAGAAGCCGTCAGAGCGCCATCTGCGAGGGTCAGAGCCTCATCGCCGTCAAAGCGGCTCACAAGGCCAGCCAGCAGCCGATACGGCAGCGCTACAGCGCCATCGGTGTCCACTGCGGCTGGGATGGTGACGGTGATGCCGAGGTCAAGGTTGAAGCCGGTGATGGTTATGGCACCACCAGCGGCTTGGATCAGGCAGCAATCAAGGATCGGATGGCTGCTGCGATGACCAACGGCTGGCGCGATGGTGCGCAGCGCGTGATCGAGATCGGCTTGGCAGGTGACGGCTTTCATTTGGCAGTAGCGGCAGTGACGAGGCTGGTGATGATGCGTTCGTAATCAGCGGCGAAGCTATCCACAAGCTCCATGGGTAGCGGTACGCCGTCATCAATGGCGTTGTCGGCGATGGCTGCGGCGTATGCCACTGCCTGGGTCATGGTCTCATGCAGCCGATTGATCACCGGTTGCTGCTTGGCTGGAATGTGAATGAGCGATGACATATGCAACAAGAGTTTCAACGTGACGGCGGTTCAGATCACCACGCATGAAGGCGCAGGCGTCCGCCACCAGCGCATGGTACGCCGCCGTGGTCAATCCTGCAACAACCCCACCACTCAAAGCACGCTGCCGGATCAGGTGCGCACGTGGGATGCCATGCGCTGCTGCTTCGGCATTCAACCGCGCCAGGTCAGCATCAGAGACATTGAGCTTGATTTCGGGCATTTCTGGTGGTGTTGACGATGCAAATCGTAGGTCGGACGCAAAAACCCTGTCCACGACTGGGTTCGGACGCAAGCGGACGCAAGTCGGACGCAAAAAAACCAGTCATACCAAGGGAGGACGCAAAAACCGGGTTTCTTCTTACCCC